TTATCACTATATTTTAATGTTGTATAATTATAATTATATTTTTTAGCTTTCTTTCTTGCTTCTTTTAAATATTCATTTGGATTTATATTTAATTCTAATAAATACTCTTTAAAACTCATAATTATATATAATGTTTTATTATAATATAATGTTATATTATAATAAACAATGAACGAAATATTATTAATATCAACTCTTGCTTCACTTGTTCTTGTTCCAATTATTATATGTTCTAAATACTTTATAAGACATATTAAAAAATGTAATTGTTGCGGATGCATTAGTATTGAAACAAACGAAAACAACAACCAAGAAGAAAAAAATAAATAAAACACCTATTATATATGGAACGATTAAAACTTGTTATAAATAGTATTTTATATAACAAAGAAATAACAGAACAAGCAAGAAAAGAATATAAAAACACTCTTAAAGTAATATTAAAAACAATTGATAAAGAAACATTAAAAGAATATATTATAAATAATTTACAAGATGCTAAAACAATAAATAATACAAAAATAAATACAATTATTAAAAAGTTAAATATATAAACATATATTATATAATGAGTAAATTATTTAATAGAATTGTCAATTTAGACATGGCGGAGGATACAAGTGCGACGCATCAATATGTTGAATTATCTTTTCAAAATTCAAGTAATAAAGCCCAAAACTTAGTTTTTGAGGAAACAAGGTCAAAAGCTTTTATACAGGATAGTGGGCAGTATTACCTATCAGTGGTGCGTTTTCATATAGACACAACAAGCTTACCAGTTATGATTGCCCGCGTATTAACAGGACAAACAGATATAAATAAAACCGTTTATTCAATTACAATGAAATATAAAGAAATTATACACCAAGAATACTTAACATTCACACCTCAAGATTTAACAGCAGGAACACCAAAAGCACCTCAAACAATCCAAGATTTAAGCACGGGCTATTATTTTTTATATAATTACTCCTTCTTTGTTAATATGATAAATGAAACCTTTAAAACTTGTTTTAATAATTTAAAATCAGCCGTAGAAGATGCAGAAGACACATTACCAACAAATAATGCCCCTTTTGTGGTTTATGACCCTTCATCAGGTGAAATGTTAATAAATTTAGATAAATTAGGCTTTGATAATGCATTAGAAGATTATATTAAAGTTTATTTAAATGAACCAATGCATAATTTATTTAGTTCTTTTGAATATATCATTAATAGCACAGATGATGCAAACGGGATGAATTACCTGTTAAATGTTGTTAATAACGGCGTTAATTTATTAGATTTAGAAAACTATACAGCTATTCAATTATATCAAGAATACCCCTGTATATCTAATTGGTCTTGTCTTCAATCTGTTTTAATATGTTCTTCAAATCTTCCAATTAATCCAAGTATTCGCGCAGCGCCTACTCAATTCGGCACCAGTTATGCAACAACAACACAACAAAGTGACAGTATAAGAATATTGACTGACTTTGAAATTGGATTAACAACAGGCAAGGAAATGAAGCCCAGCATAAATTATGCTCCTAATATTTACCGTTTAATTGATATGTTCGGACATTCAGAAATAGATAAAATATATATAGAGGTCTATTGGTCGGATACTTACAATAATATTTACCCTCTGAAGGCGAAGTTCAATGAGAATAGCAACATAAAATTATTATTCCGTAAAAAATATTTAGGAATATAAAAAAATATATAAATGAATTTATTTTTTAATAAAATTATGATTTAAAATTTTTATATGTATATATTATATATATAATGGTTAATTTCAATAACGGAAAAATTTACAAATTAATATCTAATTTATCAGATAAAATGTATATAGGTTCAACTTGTCAAAGCTTACCAAGAAGAAAAGCAAAACATAAGAATGATTATAAAAGATACTTAGAAGGTAAAGCAAATTATATGACATCTTATGAATTAATAAAACTTGGAAATATTGATATTATATTATTAGAAAGTTTCAGTTGTTCCAATAAAGAAGAATTATATAAAAAAGAGCGCTATTACATAGAAAATACTGAAAATTGTATAAACAAAGTAAGACCATCAATAACAATTGAAGACAAAGAAGATTATTATAAAAACTATAAAGAAGTAAATAAAGACAAAATAAACAAGAGGCAAAAAATATATAATGAAGAACATAAAGATAAAATAAACGAATACCAAAAAGTATATAGAGAAATGAAAAGGGATATAATCAACCAAAAACAAAGAGAATATAACAAATTAAAAAAGGAAGAAATAAGTCTCAAGAAAAAACTTTATTATGAAGCAAACAAAGAAGCAATAAAACTGAAAACAAAAGAGCGCAGAGACTCAAATGCAAGTTTAATGAAAATAGTAATATAAAGTTATTATTCCGTAAAAAATATTTAGGCATTTGAAACATTAAATAAAAACTATAGATTATTTTTTTATAATTATTACTTTATAAAATTTAATTTTTTTCTTTTTTTTATAACAATATATATTATATACAATATGGACCCATCTGAAGATATTCAACAACCAGAAAACGTGTCAAAAGCTTTATATAAACCCGTTAATGTTCTTGACTCCCGTTTAAATGTAAATGACAGCGTCGTGTTTGCAGTAGAAAAAGGCGCAATGAATAATACATTATATAAAATACCCGCTACATCTATGTCGACATCACAGGTAAATTTTGAAACAAAAATTAGTTCTTTAAGTACTATTATTTCCAGAAAAGCATACGTGCAGGTATCAATGACATTCACACCTCCAACAGCAGCGGCTCTTGTCTCTGGCGTAGATGTAAAACCTTTTGAATTAGGACGACAAGCGACTTTAAATGCTTTTCCTTTCCAAAATGGTATAGTGCGTAATAGTTCTTTAACTTTAAATAATCAAAATTTCACCCTTGTAAATGAAGAAACACTTGATATTTTATTGAGAAGTATAAACCCCGAAAAACTTAAAAAAGCAAGTGACACATGTCCAGTTCATCTCAATAATTATGCTTCTTTGTCTGATGCTTTTGAATATCAAGACGCAGCAGGAGGTGGAGGTATTCCTCTTCCCGACTCTGTTTTTTATAATAATAGTTGTTATAATGTTGTGGCTACACCAAATACAGCAAATTCAGCTTATAATGCTACAACTGTGACAGTCACAGTCACTGAACCTCTTTTATTATCACCTTTTATTTTAGATGATACAGAAGAAGAGAGCGGTATGTATGGCATCGACACTTTATCTTTATCGTTTTTATTAAATTCAAGTGCAGATAAAACTAAAGCAATTTTAACAACTTTAAATAATGTTTCATATGAATTAACAGCGATAAATAATTGTAATTTATATTTAAATTTCTTAACACCTCACGCTTCTTTATCATTACCAAGTCGTAATATAGTGCCTTATTTACAAACAGATTTTAAAAAATACCCTTGTGGTGCAATTACAGGCAACCCAGCAGGTGGTCCCGTTGATGTTACAGGCGATGTATCAACAAATAGTTTTACATTAAACAGCACACCTGATGCAGTTTTTATTTCAGTTAGAAGAAAAACAGGAACAGCCAATAGTCAAAATCCTCAATTATATTTACCCATCAATTCAATTAATGTCAATTATGGTAACCGTTCGGGAATGTTCTCAAATGAACCAGCGGAAAGTTTATATGAGCGTTCCAAATCTAATGGTTTATATATGGACTTCAACTCTTGGAAAGGTTCTAAAAATATTATGAGATATACAGGATTAACAGTAGCGGTTCCATTAGCAGGTGCAGACTATACACCAGCGTTGACTCCATCTGTCGCAAATGTTAGAACTGTGGGACCAGTTGTTTTACTAAACCTCGCAAGGGATGGTTGGTGCCAACAAGACTCGGAAGCCCCAGGTTCTATATCAGGCAACAGCGTGCAAATTAGTGTAAATTTCCAAGGCATTAAAGGTGTAAATTATAACGCAGGTGACTTTGAATTACACTGTATGTTTGTATATTCAGGTTTAATCGTTAATTCTCTTGGTTCTACCAATCTATATGTTGGTGTGTTATCTAAGAAAGAAATATTAGAAGTATCGCAAATGAAAAGCATTAATAAAGCCGTAATTTCAAGACAATATGGCGGTTCTTTATGGTCTTCTTTAAAATCATATGGTAAAAAAGCCTATAAAATGTATAAGAGAACAAAACCAACTATTAAACAAATAAACAATGTAATGAAAGAAGTAGCCCCTGATAATAAAGTCTCAAGAGGATTAAGTGCAGTCGGTTATGGTTATTCAGGAGCTGGATATTCTGGAGCTGGTAAATTAAAATCAAGAATTTATTAAACAAGTTTTATTTATAATTTGAATATTTTTATATAACCATATATTATATAAAAATGTATAATACAAAATACACAAGGAAAATTAGGGACGAATTAAAGAAAACACAAATAAAGAATATAAACTCTTTAAATAGAAATAATTTTATTAATGAGGACTTGAAATCACATTCTGAACGCCCTGAATATAAAAATATTTTTCAATCAATGAACGAAAACAAATTATATAAAGAGCAAGTGCCAAGAATGAGCGGGGGAAAAATTCAAAATATGGAAATGGCGGAGGATTTACAACGACAAAAAATAATGAGTTCTTTAAATGGTGGTTCTTTTTGGAAAGACTTCAAAAGAGGATTTAAAAAAGGATTTACTGCAGTCACAAAACCTGCTGCCTCTATAATGAGTGTTATACCGC